CCTTGTGAACAAAGCTCTTGACCTTGGAGACCCTATCTTTGAGAAAGAAGCACGATCATACAGGCAAGCCCTTAGGGATGTCCCGGATCAAGAAGGGTTCCCTGACAACATAGATTGGCCTACCAAGCCAGCTTAAGGAGGATAGATGAGGATAAGCAGTGACGGCCTGCTCGGGGCCGTTGTTGCCTTGTTGGTGCCTGTAGCAGCTGGTCTGATCTTCATGTACTCAGACGTACAGAAGTTGAAAGAAACTAAGGCTGACAAGCTGGAAGTAGCAGAAGTCAGGTCAGAGCTAGGCAAACAGTTGGCCTTGAACACTCAGGCCATTAAGAACCTAGACACCACCTTGGTTCAATTTAATAAATTCATTCACAGAGCACTAAGCCAGCGAGGTAATAACAATGAGCGAGAGGATAGTAGAGGGCCACCCTAATTACCGTGTAACCTCTGAAGGGAGGGTATTCAATGTAACTAGAGGGAGGGAGCTTAAACCTCAGCTAACCAAAGATGGGTATGCTAGAGTGACACTTAGCACCAACGGAAAGACGGAGCGAATGTACTTGCACCGTCTCGTTGCATCGCACTTCTTGGACAACCCGGAAGGCCTGCCTCAAGTAAATCACATAAACGAGGACAAGGCATACAACTCGGTAGCAAACCTAGAGTGGTGCAGTAATCAGTACAACTCGGAATACTCCAAAGCAAAGGAGTATTTCCTGATCGACCCTGAAGGGAACAAAGTCACAGGCAGTAATCTTAGTAAGCTGTGTCGAGAGAAAGGCTTGTGTAAACGAAACATGAGTCTTGTCAATCGAGGTAAGAAGACTCAATACAAAGGCTGGACCAAAGGAGGCTAACAATGGACAAAGGAAACAAGAATAGCGCTTCAGAAGACTCTCTAGGTAAACTTCACGGACTTGTGTCTAAGGCTTACACCAAAAGAGTAGAGCATATGATTGAGCTTCTGGAGGAAGGTGCAGATGCAGATGCAGTTATCGACATTCGTGCCCTACAAGCTGCTGGCAAGTGGGTTGAGGTCAACGGTGTTGGCTGCGCTCCGATGGAAGACGATGCTCAGTCTGAACTTAAGCAGCGTCTGGACAAGATCAGGTCTGCCCAACAGGGCAACGTGGTCAAGTTCGTTAGGGAAGAATAAACCCCTAATATAGGAGAGACAAGATGGCTAAACGCGAGATCAGTACCGTTGATGGAAGGTCTCGCCTCAATGCACTCACTGAAGTTCAGGAAGCTTTCCCTTTCACAGAGGATGGCTTCCTTCTCTTCGCTCAGGTTGTTATCAACACCCTGATCCGTGGCAATCCAAACATGAACAGGATACAGGCAGACATCTGCTTGTGGCTGTTCGGCGGACCTAAGTACCGCATGGTGGAAGCCCAGCGAGGGCAGGCGAAGACTACTCTCACGGCAATCTATGCTGTGTTCCGGCTGATACATAACCCAAGCACAAGGGTACTCATATTCTCCGCAGGTGGTAAGATGTCCAAGGAGATTGCATCTTTCGTAATCCAGATCATCAAAGGTTTGGACTTCCTTTGGATGCTTGTTCCAGATGAGAACGCAGGGGATCGGGCCTCAGTAGAGGCATTCGATGTTCACTGGTTCTTGAAAGGTGTGGACAAGTCTCCATCGGTTAAGTGCTTAGGTGTGGACACGAACGCTCAGGGCTCCCGAGCTGACGTACTCATTGCGGATGATATTGAGTCCATGAAGAACTCAAGGACGGTTGGATCAAGGGAGGTCCTTGAGGAGCTGACCAAAGAGTTCGAGTCAATCTGTGCTGAGGGTGATATAATATACCTTGGCACACCTCAGTCCGCTGAGTCCATCTACAATAACCTTCCTGCCCGTGGCTATGAAATCCGCATCTGGCCGGGTCGATACCCGACAGAGAAGGAGATCGAGACATACGGGGCCATGCTTGCACCTCTTATCCGTAGGGATATAGAGAAAGACCCAAGCTTGCAGACCGGCGGTGGCATGAATGGTGACTTGGGTAAACCTACTTGCCCTGAGATGTTCCCAGAAGAGACCCTTATAGAGAAAGAAATCTCTATGGGCAAGGCCAAGTTCCAGCTTCAGTACATGCTTAACACTGCATTGACTGACGAGGAACGCTTCCCACTGAAGGTTCACAACTTGATTGTTGCTGACTTCACTACGGATCAAGGCCCTTGCTTGCCTGTTCGGTCCTCAGATGATCGCAATCGGTATCACTCGGTCTGCCTCGGGAACAAGTTCAAGATGTACAGGGCTGTCCCGAACTCCTATGAATACCGTCCTTATGATCAAGCAGTCATGTATATTGACCCGGCTGGTGGCGGAAAGAACGCAGACGAGATGGCCTATGCGGTCATCAAGCTGATTGGTGCCTTCGTCTACATCGTGGACACAGGTGGCGTTCCGGGCGGCTATGAAGAGGACAAGCTACAGCGCCTCGTGGAGGTCGCTAAGCGGCATTCGGTCAAGACCGTGGTGATAGAGCGGAACTTTGGTAACGGCGCTCACGCGTCCATGCTGAAGCCCCTGTTCGCCAAGGATCACCCTGTCACGATAGAGGAGACGTGGGAGACGGGTCAGAAAGAGCTTCGCATCATTGACACCCTTGAACCACTGATCAGCTCAGGTCGCATCGTAATCAGCCCGGAGGTGGTCGAGAAGGACGCTGAGAGCACGGAGAAGTACCCTGTTGAGGTTCGGAGCACCTACCGACTCATACACCAGATGGCGATGATCACACGCGACAAGGGCGCTCTGCGGCATGATGACCGCCTTGACGCTTTGGCCGGTGCAGTGCGCTATGTGGTTGAGCGATTGGACTTCGATACCCAGACCGCTCTGGAGGCCCGTAGACGCGCTGAGGAGGTCGCTAAGCTTCAGGCATGGAATGACCCTGTTACTCGCAGAGAATGGCTCACAGGCATCCCTGAGCGCCCTCAGACGGGTCGCAGTGCATTAGGTGCCCGGAAGGCCGGAAGACGTAACCGCTTCGGGTAGCCCTGAGGCGTCAGAATTACATCTCAAAAAGTCATTGTAAATCAAGGGCTTGGAATTAACCCCTAATATAGGAGAGCGGGGAAGAAATAACAGGAGAGTATAGAGAGTATAGGACGACTAGATTGCATAGAGCGCCCTAGTCCCCTCCCCCTCCGGGGAGGGGTTCCTACCCCACTCTATTATATATCAATAATGAAATAAGGAGAAACAAGAATGGCTACTTCAAACCAAGTGGGCGATCTGCCCCGTAAAGCTGTAAACGCAACTGTAGCATCCCTGCCGATCTCTGTGGTTCTGGCAACAGACCTTGCATCTGCAACTGCCGCAGTGAATGACGCTCTGGTATCCGGTAAGCGCTTCGGTGCTGCCTATCTGGTATCAGACGGCACTAACGTATCAGACATCGCTATCGCTCAGGGTACAGCTCCGACTGACCCGTGGCATTTGGTAAGCGATGCAGGTGAAGTGCCGGTAGTTCCTGCCTGATACCTAATCTGGCGGGTTACGACCCGCCTCGTTTTAACTTTGAGGGTACACATTGAGAAGTAAGCCAATAGAAGGGTTCGAGAACTACACCATCTACGAGGACGGTACGATAGTTCGCAACAAAGGTAGCTACACCTTGGCACAACCAAGAGATAGCAAAGGCTATGTAATGGTCAAACTTAGATGCCCAAAGACCAATGCAAAGAAGACTTTCAGACTCCACCGGCTAGTAGCAAGACATTTCTGTGAAGGTTATGAATACGGTCTGACTGTTGATCATCTTGATGAGGACAAGAGTAACAACCACTACACCAATCTTGAGTGGGTATCCTTAGAGGAGAATGTGAAGAGATCACGTAGTCACTCTTGCATCGTAGAAGGAGAGTCATACCGCTCTATATCGGAAGCAAGTAGATGCACCAGGATAGCAATCTCAACTATAAGAGATAGGATCAAGGCTGGAAGGGAAGGTTACTCCAAGTGACACTCCCTGGCGTGTTACCTCTCCTCTCAAAATAACCCCGAACATAGGAGACAAGTATGTACCAAGTTTATAAGAGCAAGGATGGCAAACCTGTCCTAGCTGTGAGAGTTCGAGAGCGTGGCAATCTCACCGAGAAGCCCAAGGGTATCTTTACCTACTCCGAGTATCCTTCTCAGGTTTCTGTGAAGGCTAAGGAAGTTCTGTGGGGCGACTACATCGTCCAGACAGAGAAAGGTAACGAGCTGGTTGTAGCTGAGAGTTTCGAGGAAACCTATAGCCCTCAAGCAACCTTCATAGGCTAAACAGCCTACCTCTTCTGCATCTTCCTACCCTCTGGGTAGTAGCACGATCTGGCTCGGACTAAGAGCGCTCTATGAAAGACACATAGCCAGCCGAGACAGATCAGGGATCGTTCAGGGAGCGGGATAGGGATTGGTCAGAAATTAACCAGAGTCAAAAATTTGGTCTGGTTATGGAAGGGCACTTTCCCGCCCGCCCGCGCCCGCACTCCCCCATAGGGGGCCAGAGCGCCCTTGTGAGCGCCGTTCTCTCTGGGGCTGACCGTTCGGACAGGGGGCGCTCAGGGAAGCGCTCAGGGGCCTGCTAGAGCGCTCAGGGTACGCTCAGGGGCCTGCTAGAGCGCTCAGGGGGCGCTCAGGGAGCGGACAGGTAGCACGCTGGAGCGCTCAGGGAGCGAGCTTATAAGTCTTTTTGTCAATTATTTGACACTCTGGAGCGCGATCATGGAAAGCGTCAAGAAATTGACAGCACGGGGCTGGGGCTGATCTGTCTCGCGCTGTCTCATCCTGTCGTTATACTGTCTCGCGTTGTCCGGTTACTGTCCGGTTACTGCCTAATCCTGTCTCATCCTGTCACGCTCAGGGAACGCTCTAGTACGCTCAGGGAACGCTCTAGTACGCTCAGGGAACGCTC